GTTTGATACTGTTGTTTCTCAATCATCTTATTTTTGATATGAGTTTGTTTTTTCTCTTTTTGAATTCTTCTTAAAAATGCATAGTATATTATTTGTGTAAAATATGCAAAAGGATTCTTTGATTTATCTGGGTCAAAGTTATGAATATATTGTAAACAATTTTCAATACCATCTGATACCATCTCTGAACGATAGGTATAGTTAATAAAGTTAGGTCGATAGGACAATCCGTTTGCTATCTTTAAGAAACATTCACCTATGTAATTTGTTACTTGTGGTCTTTCCTCATCTGCTTCTTCTGCTTCTTTACATATTTCTTTCCATGCAACCATAGCTGCGTGAAACTCTTTGTTGTCTATGTAATGAACACTTTTTTTCTTTGTTGTTGCCATCTTATTTCCTTGATGAATTATTATGTAACCATTCTAACAGTCTGAACATAATATGTCAAGGTTTATTGTTACTAAATTTATTTTTATTTATTTACAAATTAAACTTGACAATAGTTGTTCAATAGTTTATAATCGGTATGTTCCCGCCGAGATAATACTATAGTACTAAAGGGATGTTTAATGTTTAGTATCACTACAGGGTAAGCTGTCAAATTCTTCTTCTGATATTTCTTCCTCTATCATTTCTCTTTCTTTATTATCACCACTTAATGCTGTTACATATTCTTTAAACATCTTTCTTACTTCTTCTGTATTTTCAAATTCATCTTCTTCTGGCATATCTTTATTAAATTTAGGTTTTATAACAGGTTCATTTGAAGTAGCATCAGCTTCATTAAATGATTCTAACATAAAGTTATAATAATTATTCAAAGCAAAAGATGCTGAAGTGACTGTGACAATATTTGATTTCTCAATATCAAATTCATCTGATTCTGTAAAAGGTTGTAACCAACGGGATAAAGTTAATGCCTCAACAACACCTTTCTTAGTTACTCTATTCTTTAATTCCATTTTTAATGGATGTATTACATGTAGTTTATCTGAATCTTCATCTGTTCGTGTAGGTATACATGTACAAACGATACTCTCGCCGTTTGACAATTTTATTACTCTAGTAGTATTATCTGTCATATTCTTATCCTATCTATTTCGTAATCGAATTCTTCTTCATTGTATATATTTATTCTTTCTAAAAAGTGATTCAAAGTAAAATTCTTTCTATCCTTATATGTAAAATCATCAGATATATCTAAAAGCGTTGTTTGTATATCCCCTTTATCTGACTTTCGCAAGCCCCTGCCGATGGATTGGAGCACACGTATTCTACTTTTGCTTGGAGATGCGAACACGATATTGTGTAAGTTCCTAATATTAATACCAGTACTAAACGTACCATATGATGCGACAATGATTGCATTTGTTTCCTTTTCCGTAATTGCTCTTATTTCTTCTCTTGTTTCTGTATCTGTTCCACCATGTATAAAGAAAACTTTTCTATCAAAGTCTTTCATCATGTTGTACAACACTAGTCCATGTTTTTCAACCAATTGATATAAACATAGAGTGTTACCAGTCAATTTATCGCAAAGTGTCGTAATGAAGTCATTACGGGTCTTGTGAGCCACAATATACTGTAGTTCTTCACTGTATTTTAAATCCTTTACAATCTTACACTCATCTTCTTTATGTTTTAGAACGATACACTTAATTTTAAGACTAGCTAAAGTATCCTTGTCCATTAATTCTTTTGTAGATGTTACCTTTTCTACTTTACCAAACAATCCCTCTAAAACTAATCTATGTGTCTGTGTACCATCTAAAGTACCTGTCATTCCAAAACGATACTTACAATTTAAAAGTTTAGTCATAATGGTTGTTAATGACTTAGATTTAAATAGATGTGCTTCATCTCCAACAACACATCCAAAATCTTCAAAATATTTCTTATCTAATTTATAGATAGACTGCCATGTTGAAATAATTACAGGTTTATCTGTTACTTTCTCATGACCCTGATATATTCTATGTAAGTATTTATCATTCCAACCATAGTCAATAAAATCAGAATACATTTGTTCTACTAATGATGTAGTCGGTACTAGTATTAATATTTTTTTTCCTTTAAGTAAATAGTTATAAAATCTTATTAATGTGTAAATGATTAATGACTTTCCACTAGCCGTAGGTGATACTAACATACCTCTGTGATTACTCAATGCATATTGTATTGCACGAATCTGATAATCTCTTACTTCTAATTCTTTTCCTTTTGATTTTGGTTTAAGAGATTTTACAAAGTCTGTTACTTTTTTTATATCTAAATTATCTGAATCATCTACATCACTATCAACTATACATTGTATATCGTTTCTTTCACAAAACTCTTTGATGTATGATAACAGACCCACATAGATTTGTCCAGTCTTTTCAGAAAATAATCTTATCTTACCATCCCACATTTTATTTCTAAATGCTGGCATGAATTTATGGCCCGGAACTTCAAAGGTAAAGTACTCTACCAACTCGTGGCAGATACCAGTGTTATCACATTCTATATGTAAGTAAACTTCGTTAAGTTTAAATATGTGAATTTTGTAATGTGTTTGGTTGTCCATAGTCACCCCTTAATAATATATTCCATGAAATACTAATTCTATCTTTAGGTGTTTGTGGCACCCAATGTTGTAACCAACTAGGAAAAATTAATCCAAATCCCTTTTCAGAATTAAATTGTATCATACCTGAATTATCAAAATTTGTATATTTTAAATTAGGATGTAAAACATTTGCCTGTGGTCTTGGGTCAAAAAATTGTATTGGTGAACCACCTTCCAAATAATAAACACCAGAAAATACATTGTTTGAATGTGTATGGGGTGGATGTATATCACCTTTAACTAATTTGTTTGCCCACATACCTGTAAATTCTAATCTATCATATAGGTAAGATTGTTTTTCACAAATACTTTCTGTTACATCATAAATGTGTCTTGTAAACTTTGGTAAAAGTAAAGCTAAGTTATCTGTGGTTTGAGTAATAAGTTCATTCTCATATTTTTCCATATCATTAAGTTCATCAATAACTAAATCATATTCTTGTGTATCCATATCATAATCAAATTCATTTAGTATGGTGGGAAAACATTTATGTTCTGTTACATTATCCATGATACGATACTCCAGCGTTGACCTTTTGTAACTTCAACTACTCTATGTGGAAACATAAAATTAGATGGGAAAATAATTGCATCACCTTTCTTAGGTCTGTAATGACAATTGGATACAATAAAATCACCACCCTCGTAATCATCATTTAAGAAAAATAATAAAGATGCTTGTGGAAATCCATATTGTTGACCATGACTGTGATGTATATTGTCAGTATGTTTAGACATAAATCCACCAACATCATATTTGTTTAATCTAAAGTCTGTTGATTTTTCTGCAGTAAATATTCTTTTGTTCTTTGTCATTTCTTCTGAGTATCTTTTAGCAACATCAGTTGAACAATTTAATAGTTCCTCGTAGTAAACATTGTCCTTACGAATCCATATCTCATCCATTTTGACTCTTTTATTTTTTTTCCAATCAGTTGACTGGCCTTCATGAGTAGAGTATGTAGATTCGTTGTAATTAAAATCTTCTTCAGTTATTGCATTACATAACTCTTGACTGAGTATGTTTTCATAATGTCCAATCCAGCGAAAGTAATTCATCATTATTCAATCTCTACTTTTATGTCTTTTGATTCTAAATTCTTATTTTTATTATACCATTCAGATTTATCTTTATCTTTCCATGTTGTTTTAAATACGATACAAGTTCTTAAATAATAACATTCTCTACTTACTGGCATACCTTGATGTACTAAGTTAGCTGTAAATGCAATTAATCTATTTCCCTCATATTGAATGTATGCTGGATGCATACCTATTTCTTGAACACAAGTTCCACCACCCCAATCACCACCCCAATCTAATCTAGGATAATATATCATAGTGACATCACCATCATCTTGATGTATGTGTGGTTCTATTCCATGTGTATGTGCATTAAAGTAAACTCTTTCCATGTCTACCTCATATTTTTTTTGTATACTATTCCATATAGGTTCTACAAAATCATATCCATTTTTATTACATTCTTCTATATTGTGTCCAGCAAGAACATGCCAATGTTTATTTTTACCATCTGTTGAAGATTGATAATCATACTTCCATGATACCTCTTTCATTTGCATATCAATTAATTGAGCTATATGTTCTTCTACGAAATCATTATTTACATCTATCATTACATCAATCCTGCTTCAAAGTTTTTCCATTGTATTGCATTTTTAATATCCCATCCTCTTGCACTTATAGATTTAAGTACACCATCAACATATTTAACAACAACTTCTAAGTATACTATTTTATTTTCTATTTTGATAATTTCTTCATCTGATTCAATGTAGATAGATAGGTCTGATTTAAGTACTTTTAAATCGAAGGGTTTTGTTACATATACATTTGCATCTGATTTACCGCCGTAGTATTCCCACTTATCTCGGTAAAGCATTTTGTAATCACCTTTTGCTTTATACATCAATAGCTCAAATTTACTTTTTATATCTAAGTACTTTGCATATAGTTCTTGGTTTTTTAAAGATTCGGTATCAAGTCTTTCATCATTTACTTTCAAGTCCATTGCAACTTGAATTTTTAATTCATCTAAGGTCATTTTCACTCCACAATAATAATTCTATAACTATTTATAGTGTTACTATTTCATATATTTGATATTTAAAGTTGACTGTTGCTGTAAGATATTCAACATCAGTTTGGTTTTGAGAATAATTTAATGCACTTAAACTTGTAGGAAATACATCTCTAAAACGACACTCTACCACTGGGTTATTTTTATTTGTTAATATTGTCATCATAGCATCACTATACATTGCTCTTTCAGGTGTTGATGCACCAACATCACCTATGTCTTTACTTTCACCTCTTGTACTTGTTTTAACATTTGATGTTGTACTTCTAAACTCAGTAAACTGTTTTGTATTTTCAGGGAATCCAATTGCTGTCAACCAAGTATGTATTTCAATATAATTTTCTAAATTTTCATCTACAATAAATGATATCGATAAATCTTCATAGGTTAGTTTAGTTCCCATTAATGGTATATTTTTAAGTGGTGTACCAAGTTCTAATTCATCTAATGATATACCAGGTATATTTGCTTCGGTAGTAAAATATTCTACTTTAGGTAATTGATTGATTAGAAAACGAAACTGGGTAGGACTTGAATAGTCTAACTTAGTTGGTTGTCTACTTATTGTTGTTTCTGTTGCCATACATGTATTTATAAGACTTAAAAAGAAAAGGGATAGACTTCTCTATCCCAATTCCATAAGTATTTAGAGTTAACTACTTCTTAGCTGAACGAAGACCTAAGTCTACATTTCCAGCATCTTGTAATACATCACCATTGAAAGGTGTACCTTCGTACCCAACTTCTTTGTTGATTCTTGCAGCAATTGATTTTTCTTCATCTGTTGCAAAATGTGTATCCCAAGCAGCTAATCTTTTTCTCATGTACCAGTGCCAGATAGGCGGTACAAGAGCAATAAAGAATACTACAAAGTATCCCCAACCTGTATTTGGACATCCAACATTTTCCAATTCCCAGAAGTGAGTTTCACCTCTGTCATGGTGGTCTGCTTGTCTTCCTATTTCAATAAAGAACCAAGAAGTAAAAGCTGTTGAGTTATCCCAGTTATGTCTGTAATCTATCGGTTGGTCTTTCACACGAATTAATCCGTAATGTTCTAGATAGTTAAGTGCTTCTAGCTCAAAGTTTGAGATTCCCCAAACTGTTGCTAAAACAGCCATTCCTATCCAACCACCAGCTGCAAAGAATAATGCAACTGTTGGCACTGCCATCAGATACCCACGTATCCAACGATTTTGCCAAGAGATAAATGATACACCCATACGAGCAAGTCTTTCTTTTTCCATATTGTATAGAAATTTAGACTGACCTAGATATGAAAGTGGGTAATGACCATAGATTGTTCTACCACGAGGTGCAGTAGCAGGGTCATCTTCACTTGCAAGTTCTAGATGATGGTTGTATACATGAGCGTAACAGAAATGTGCTGAACCAGACAACGCCATCATAGTTCTTGATATTACAAATCCAAATCCTTTAGTATGAGATAACTCATGACCATAGATGATTCCGATTCCAATAAAAATACCAGATGATAATGTTGCACCGATTAAGTTAATCGCTGTTATACCTTCAGACATGACCAACAAGCCAGGTATGATAGTCATGATAACCTCGCCTTCCATTCCACCTAGTGTCATGAAAGTATTTAATCTCCATGCCATTACTAGTTGAAACAGTACAAAGACTGGTAACATGAAGTACATAGTCAAGTTTTGAAAACTTGCCCACCCTAATGAATTACCTTCATTATTGTAGCCTACTCCTGTTGTTTCGAATTTAGTAGCGATATCGACAAGTAAACCTACGAATAGTAAAACTACTCCTAGCCATGCCATTATGCCACCGATTAAGACACCTGTTCCAGCAACTATGATTAACACAGGTGCTAAAAGATATCTAATGTTTAGTAAAAAATTTCCCATTTCGATTTTCTCCTACGAAATAGTTATATCATCCACAGCCTTGTGAATGACTTATCCATATGTTGTACTATGCTGACATAAGAAACACTTTCAATTTGGAATGAAAATGAGGGATGTCAGTACCAACACATATCTGATTATATTTATAAAGAAAAA